AATCAATTTCAGGCTCCCAGAGCAAGGCTACCGAAGCCGAGAACAACGCCAAGTCCTACACGGACACGGTGTCTGCGGCCATTACTGGAAGTCCTCCAGCCAACCTGAATTCTCTCGCAAAGATTGCTGCCGCTATCGGCAACAATGCGTCATACTCAACTACCGTAACCTCTGCTCTTGCAGGCAAGGAGGCTACGATTGCTGCCGGTACCACCAGCCAATATTGGCGTGGCGACAAGACATGGCAAACGCTCAACAAGGCAGCAGTAGGATTGTCCAATGTAGACAACACCTCTGATGCCAATAAGCCTATCTCTTCTGCCACGCAGTCTGCGCTAAACACGAAGGCAGCGGCAACACACACACACTCTGGAGCAGATATTGACTCTGGAGTAATTGACCTTGCTGTTTTGCCAGTTGCAGACCTAGGTGACAACACGCCCGGTATGCTGGTTAGGGCAGATGACCCACGTCTAGCAAATAATGGAGTTGGTGCGCACGACCACAATGACCTTTACTACACCAAGGAAGAATCAGACCTAATCCTTGAAGGATATGCACCCACTGGACACACACACCTTGTGAGTGAAGTTTCTGGCCTCTCAACTGCGCTCGACGGGAAGGAAAATGCTATTCCGATGGGAGAAGAGGGACAGTTCTTGCGTTGGGACAAGACGTGGAGTCTTCCTTCAAAGAATGATATCGGTCTAGGAGCAGTAGACAATACTTCCGATGCTGCAAAGCCAGTATCTATCCTACAGGCCGACGCTATTCAAGGAGCAAAGGTCGAGGCAATGCAATACACTGAGTCATATGCCGAGCCGCAAGTATCTCCCGGAACAATCGGACAGTTCTACAGGGGAGACAAGAACTGGGCAAATCTCAGCACAACAGTTCTTGACCTCAACACTCGCCAGTCGGTAATCCCTCTAAAGGCATTTAACGAATTGTACGTAAAGGAAGGGTCTCTGCAAATTGGAAATTTGGATGCCTCAGAAATGACTGGCATGGTGTCTCCCATGATTCTCTATCCGTCAGGTATGTTCCTTATGAATGATGGTACGGGAAAGGCTGTATGGGGCTTCCCGAACAGTGGCGCAAATCCCGGGGCCAGTTCATCCCCGAGCGAACATGACTCCGGACTCGTCTTCAATCGTGTAACCAATGCAATGGGATACCCTGTTGCATCGGAAGGAGTTGTACTTACCCTAAAGGAAGGAATTATGTCTCCGTATGGATTCCAAATCCTTTCTGAACAGGGGGATACCGCCGCGCCTCGCATTAGGGTTCCAGACAGTTCATCTACAACTGGATGGACTCCGTGGATGAGGATTGCCGACCGAACAACCGCAAAGGAATATGTTGCTTCTCGTGGTACAGACCTTGTTACAAATGGTACTGGATTCTTGAAGAACAACACGAACTTCTCTCAGACAGTATTCGACAACTCTGACGCTCCAACTGGAGCGGTAGGGTCATTTGTAGTGCCCGTCGGAACAACAACAGTGTTCTCTGACGAGTTGATTACGGTTGACCCCAACAAGGTTTATGTGCTCTCTCATTACATGAAGCAGCGTACCGCTGGCGGTACCGGACGCGCCTACCACGGATATGCGCCCGTGGATGCTTTCGGGTTGACAATTGGCCCTCAGCATTACATGTGGAGAAGGGGAACTACGACCACTTTGGCTCAGGCTTTGAATCCGGGAGACACTGTTGTCCGATTGACTTCTTCCGCAAACTGGACGAATTCCGCTGGCACCTCCGGTGGTCCATACAGAAGTTTGATTTTCTGGAACTATGTTGACCCCGGAGGCAAGGCATGGCCTCAGGAGACATACAGTAGAAACGCATACGTTGACGTCTACAATGATGGAGCAATCTCCGGAAACAACATTACCCTCAAGACTCCTTGGGCTGGCCCGTCGATTGCCGCCGGTACCAAGGTATCTAACGGTGCTTCTGGTGGTACTTACGTATACGGTACTGGATTGTCTAATGTTCAGATTCCTACTACATGGACCCACTACACTTCCAGCATCTTTACTGGAGTACACTCAATGCCAACAACTGTCGGTGCTGCTCCAGTGGCATCAACGGGAGCATTCCCACACGGAACTGCTCAGATTAGATTGGTGTTCTTGGCAAACCGTACTGCTGCTGGTGGCGTTGACTCCACATCAGAAATTGCTTTTGCTGGAGTATCGTTCTCTGATACTCAGGGATTGGCTAAGAATGTTTACACCAAGGCAGAAATTGATGCAAAGTTCGCGGCACTTTAGTTTTGATTCTTTATCTGCCGTGTGATATCATCCTATTATGGCAGATTTGGTATATCCCGGACAGCCGGGACAGGTGTTGAACCAGACTTCACTTCCCGTGAATGTGGATTTGGTCATTTACAAGGGAGATGACCTAGAGGTACTCGTCAACATTACTGATTCCTCAAGCGTAGCCGTCAACCTTACAGGTGCGACGGCTACTGCTCATATGAAGTCTGACTATGAGGACAGAGTGCCAAAGCCATTCACATGCACGCCTACCGGCCAGCCCGGACAGGTAAAGATTTCTCTTTCGGCAACAGACACTTCTTTGTTGATTCCCGGCTCCTACATCTGGGACTTCCAAATCAAGTACTCCAATGGAAGAGTAAAGACTTATATGGCAGGCGACGTCACAGTAATGAATGAGGTCACGACTGTATGATTGAGTTGGACGTTATTCACAATGACATTCCAGCAGTTACGGTTAGTGAGGCTGCTGTCCCAGTCATTGCCGTAACGGAAACTACAACCATCATCACAGTAATTGACTCGGAGGCATAATGGAAATCTATACGAATTCACGAGCGGCAGGAAGAACTGTTGCAATCACTTTTCCACACGAAGAGGCTACGAACCTATCTGTGGATGTTTTTGTGTACCAAAACGGTGAGCAGGTAGCCGAGATTGCTCAGGTCGTTCAGGTTCCAAACAAGTTGACTTGCGTGCTCCCTTTGTCCATGGTCCAGTTTGACTCAACCCTAGAAGTAGTCTGGAAGATTTCTTTCGATGAACTAGGCGAGCCAGTGAATGTCACCAAGAAGACCTTGGTTGAGGTTGTCACTCCAATTCTTTCTGCCGAGGAAATTCTAGAGGTGTGGGACACAGCCACACCTGCGGAAGTTGTAAAGATTGAGAAGGCCGTTCGTCACATCATTCAGGCATACACTGGACAAACCTTTGGAATGTACATTGGTAAGGAGAAGGTGCGCGGTACCAACAACAAGTCCATCTTTACTCAGAAGAGACTTATCGAACTCTATGATGTCGATGGCCAGAACGCGAGTGGCTACTTCCGCGTGCATCCAGAAGGATACATTGTTGAGCACTACGCTTACGGAATTCCGCCGGTAAAGGCTGACTACTTTGGCCTACACATGCACACAGGAGGCGTCATCCACAACCCTAACAACGTTACGTACCACAAGTGGGCAAGTGACCGAACCTACGAACTCAATGGCCGATGGGGCTGGGAAGCAGTTCCAGAGCCAGTGAAGGAGGCAGCGAAGTTGTTGGTCAATGACTATGCTTGCGCTGATTCTCAGTATCGAGACAGGTACTTGGTTTCCATGACTGCTGCCGACTGGAGAATTCAGTTCAACAGCGGGGCCTACCTTCGCACCGGTAACGTCCGTGCAGACCAGTTGCTATCCGAGTATGTAATCACTCGTGGATGGGGAGTAATCTGATGGCCCTACAATGTTTGACTGCTGGTCGAATGACCATGAAGGCAACGCTCCTGCATCGTGACAATGTCACGGGAAGCATCATTGACGAAATTGACCTCGACAAGTACGGAACTTGGGTGGAAGACCAAGACCCCCTTACTGGACAGATTGTTAGAGTCTGGAAGGAGCACAAGGTCACCGGACCCGGACTCGATGGATTCTATGGAACTCCTGATGACGAAGTAGTGACCAGAACAACCAACTGCATTGCCAGAGGTATTGTTGATGGTGGTATCCGTGTTGCAGGAACTACCGAGCGATTTGGCTCCGAATACGAAAACGTAGACTACGTGAAGATGTGGGTTCCACCCGGTATTCGCATTTCCAAGGCAGACCGCGTTACCAACATTCGCGACCCGCGCGGTAGAATTGTGTGGGCAGATGAAGAATACACCAATCCGTTCGACCCCAATGATATCCCAAAGGCGACGGTATTCAATGTCAATGGTGTAACTCCATTGTTCAATGCCTTTAACCAAGTAACCGAGCAGTACGTAATGTTGCAGAGGGCGTCCGTCAGCGGAGGTTCCTAATGCCCGGTAAGGTAATCAGCAACCTAGAGCAGTTGGCTGAGGCAATTGGTTCATACGTCGGAATGATGGAAGGCCTCAGCCAAAAGGACTACATGAACGACTTGCTTAGTCGCGTGCACAAGCGCGCCGCAGGCGAGTTCGACAAGTTTGCTGTTCAGCAGGGAATGAGAGACAAGAGCCTTTCTCACATGTGGGAATTTGGAACTGCTGGAATCACCCGTGGGCCAATCAAGTACGCAAATCCAAACTCCAAAACGGCCAAGTTGTGGCAGCACACAATCGTTGGTGGTGGAGGTCGTAAGACCTTTGGATTTGTCTTCTTGCCAGCAAAGGCAGATGTTCCTCCGCACGACCCAGAAGAGATTGGTGTTTCGGCTGAGAACATGCCAAACCTAGCAGTCAACAACGGAACGCGCCGGTACAAGTTTAAGAACAAGGCATTTGTCTACGAATCAGGTATGACGGTTACGGTTACTCCTAAGGCATCCAAGCAGTTGTTCGTACCCATCAAGACAGAAGGAATGCCAAGCGGCTCGTACCGTGGTAATCCGAGTCGTGGATTTGTGTGGACAAAATCCCACACATATTCTCCCGGACAATTTGCAGACTCCACTGGACGCTTCTCAGGTATGTTTGGAGCATGGTGGGCAGGCGTTGGAGGAGAAATGTTTAAGAAGGACATGATGACTGAGGTAGAGGCCGATATCGCACAGGTAGCAACCGGCATCAGACCTAGGAAGCGCATGACCTCAGCACAGAGCACAGCAGTACAAAGTGCCTTCCAGCGAGGAAAGCAAAAGACACGTAAGCAGTGGACAATTAAGACAAGGGCCGGTATCGGTGAGGAAGCAGAGGTAATTCTATGACAGACGTAGTAGTGTCTCCAGCGTACGTCCTGAGGGACTACGCATGGGCGGTATTGAAGGCATCAGACCCAACAGTCTGGAATGCCAGCAAGTATGGTGGACAGGTGCCAATCATTCCATTGAATGATGACCCGGACCTATCCGAGTACCCCGGACCAAGGATTATCTATGAGTTCAGCGAAACTGACCGAGGCGTAACCATGTATCGCGGTAGAGGCAACATGACTTTTGCTGTCCGTGACAATGACTTCCGAAGAATGGGTAAGACAATCAATACATTGGCAGAAGCCTTTGGCAGGCTGGACGAGAGCGCGGCAGATGTAAATGACTATATCGACCGCGTCCGCGCCGGTAGAGGGGTCGCCTTTGATGTTAGTTTTGGAATGATTAGACTAGAACTATCTCAGTCAGGAACACCAGAAGAAGAAGAGGGTGGACAGATGGTAGCCATCGTGAACATCTCTTATGACTTCTTTGTCGAATACAACGTAAACACCCGACCCCCAGTCTGATTTTGCATTTTAACGTATTTGATTGTACGATGAGTCATGAGAAAGCGTTAAAAATACATTCATTCAGGAGGTGAATATTAAATGGCACTAGGACAGAGCAGAAATATTCTTGTTGGTGCGGCTTCGGTCTTCTTGGGACCAGCAGCAACCGCTGTAGACCTATCTACGGTTACTCGTGCAGCGTGGGTTGAGGGAACTCCTTCCGCAGGATGGAAGGCTTCCGGTTACACGCAGGACGGTTTTGAGGTTTCAACCGACCCATCATTCGGAGAGGTAGAGGTTGACCAGTTGCTTGACGCACCGGTCATCTTCAAGGATGGAATGGGCCTTTCCGTCAGCACGACGTTCGCAGAGGCAACGCTTGACAACTTGCTAATTGCATGGGGTCAGCAGGGCGCAACGCTTACGAGCACCGCGCAGTCCAAGACTCTACGAATCGCAGGTGGAGAACTTGGTGACGCACCAGTAGAGCGTGGACTTATTGCAATTGGTAACGCACCAAAGGCAGCAGGAGCATCTACCTACAAGGAGCGTGTATACCACATTCTTAGGGTTGCATCCGTTGAGGGTTCAGGTCACACCATGGCACGAGCAGACGCAACAGTCATCCCAGTTACCTTTAGGGCGCTGCCGGACGACAATGGAGACTACGGTTTCATTCGTGACACACTCGCGTGATAAAGAATAGACTTCAAAGCAAAGGCCTCACTTCGGTGGGGCCTTTTGCTATGTCGAAAGTTGCCATTGCATAAAAGCCTTGATAGAATAACTTTACAACAACAAGGAGGAATAACTTAAATGGCTACTGAGGCATTTAGTAAGCGTGATATCGCGCTACAGGACGGTACGGACGTTACGCTTCGACCGCTCCCAATTGGACGACTACGTCGATTCATGGACGCTTGGCAGAAGGGACTCAAGAGTCTTGAGGGTGAGGGTGGAGACGAGTTTGAGGTCTTCATCAACTGCTCAGGAATTGCACTTGAGCACGACTTCAAGGGAAAGTTTGATTCGCTCAAGTCGACCGTAGAGGGGCAGGAGAAGGGCGAGTACTTGTCGCCAGAGTACAAGGACTATCTAGAAGAGGTTCTTGACCTAGAGACCATCTACGTAATCCTTGAGGTCGCGGGTGGTATCAAGTTGAATGACCCAAAACTTCTGGAAGCAGCGGAGAGGCTGGCGTAAGTTGGGAAGAGTATGACCTTGCCGACCTAGAAGCGCAAGTCATGCTGTTGGGAATCTACAAGTCTTTTGAAGAACTTGAGGAGAACCTGACCATCGAAGAACTGCATCTGATTCTTAAGGCCGACAGGGAAAGAGAAGACAGAAATCACCGGGTGCTCGCCGCAGTCAACGGAATTGATTGGGGCGGTACCGCAGGCCAAAGCGCAGAAGACGCAGTTGAAGCAGCAAAGCGTCGTGCAGAGGCAAAACTAGAGGCAGAGTCCACTGGTAGAACTGAGGAACAAGTGGAACTAGAGTCCATGGGAATCAAATTTGCATGATAAGGAATGAATTGACATAAATAACCTAGGAATTAATGTAACGGCGACGACTGATGTTCGTCAGGCTATCGCCGCTTTCGCAAAGTATGAGGCACAGATTGCTTCTATCAACCACGAGTTGCAGAGAATGGTTTCTCTGCAATCTGCAACTGACGCACGTGGTTTTGCAGCAATGCAGGCAGCAGCCAGCGCGGCATCCAAGACGTTCCGTGATGCCGCTGCTTCAACTGGACAATTTGAAGTCCAGCAGATGCGACTTAATTCCGCAACTGATGACTACGTAAAGAAACTACGTCAGCAGAAGTTGTCATTCCGAGACATTGCCAAGCAGCGTAAGGTTGCTACGGCTGCTTACAAGGAGCAGTTGGCAATGGAGAACATGCTCGTCCAGCAGGGAGTGGGAGGCACCAGAACGAACAAGGGCGTCTATGACGTAATTGTTCCTAAGGAGGTATCTGGGCAACTAGATACCGCCCGCAAGCGTATGGCGTTCTTGAACGCTGAACTTGCGTCTGGTGCCAACCAGATGGTCAACTGGGGTAAGAACACTCAGTGGGCCGGTAGGCAGTTGATGGTTGGTTTTACCATGCCAATTGCCGCATTTGGTGCAGCCGCTGGAGTAATGGCTTACCAAGTAGACAAGGAACTTACCCGTATCGCCAAGGTGTATGACACCACGGCGCAAATGGGCGTTGAGCGCGAAAAGGAATTGGCTCAGGTCCGTAAGGACAGCCTTGAAACAGCATCAACCGCAGCCGATGCATACGGCGCAAAGATGAAGGAAACACTCAACGTTCAGGCAGAACTTGCTGCAACCGGTAAGACTGGAACTGAACTACAGAAGTCAACCCTAGAGGTTATGCGAATCTCCCGTCTTGGTGAGGTTGACCAGCAGACCGCTATCGACGCAACTATTGCGTTGCAGAGCATTTGGAAGCAGTCCAATGAGGAATTGGCACAGTCGTTCAACTACATGAACTCTGTCGAAAACGCCACCTCACTTGCGACTGCTGATTTTGCTGCCGCAATTCCAATTGCCGGTAACGTGGTCAAGGAATACGGTGGAGACATTAGAGAACTCGGTATTCTTCTTACCGCTATGAAGGAAAACGGTATCGGGGCGGTAGAAGGAGCCAACGCTATTAAGGCTACCTTCCAGCGCCTAGGTCGTCCATCCACGCAGGTACGACAGGAATGGCAGCAACTCACTGGTACTGACATTACTCAGTTGGTAGAAGGTTCAGACAGCCTAACCGAAATCTTTACCCGCATCAACGAGGCCACCCGTGACCTTGGCGATGCAGAGCGCCGCAAGGCCTTCGCTGGACTGTTTGGTTCATATCAGGTTGCCCGTATGATGGCTATGACCAAGGGTATGGAGGACTTGGAAAACGGAGTGGGACAGGTTTCCACGGCATATAAGGTCGCCCAGCAGGACGCCTCTCAGTGGGCTGCTACAGCCGAGTCTGAGATGAAGTCCTACACTGAATCCATCTCTGGTCAGTTCGACCGAGCAGTTGCCAAGTTGCAGACCCAGTTGATTCCAATTGGTGAACCGTTCGTCGTCCTCGCAACCAAGGTCATCAAGGCCGTAACGCTCATTGCCAAGAAGTTCAATGACCTGCCAGACTTTGCCAAGTGGGCAATCGGCTTGTCCGTCGGCGCTGCGGCTGCTGCTGGTGGCCTTTTGATGCTTGCTGGTTTGATGGGTAACTTGGCCGGTAACCTACTTAAGGGTGTAACACGTCTTGGAGGACTAATCTTCAAGATGGACATTCTCGACCGAGAAACTAGAGTCGCCAATGCCGCTACAGAATTGGCAACCAAGGCATTCTTGGATGAGGCCGACGCCGTTACCATGCTCAACAATCAGTTGGGCCTACTGACTGCTTCCCTCAAGGAGGCAAGCATTGCTCAGAACCAGATGCTGGCAACTGGGCGCACCGCCAACACCGCACCTATTTCTGCAAAGGCACAGGCTGCCAAGGAGAAGGACGCGAAGTATGCAGCCGCAAAGGCGACGTTCGCAGTAACAGACAAGAACGGCAATGTCCGATACAAGAACAACGACCCAGAGTTGAAGGACTCTGCTGGTCGCAAGAAGGCATTTATGAATGCCGAAGAAACTCACGCCGCAACTATGCGAGAATTGCAGCGTGAGGAACTTGCCATGCAGGAAGCAAGTCAGCGCTCCATGCAGGAAGGTTCTAGAGTTCTTGGTGAGCAAGAAGAAAAGCAGAAGAGGAAGAACGAGCGCATCAAGGCTGGTACCGCCCTTATTGCTCTAGAGAGTGCTGCCATGGGCGGTATGCTCCTCAACTCCATGACCATTCAAAACGATATGGCTGACAAGATTCTCCAGATGGTCATGGTAGCCGGACTCCTTGGACCAACCGTGGGAGCAGCAGTACCTCACGTTAAGAGGATTGGTACTGGAATGAAGACTGCCGCATCAAGCGCCAAGGCTGCTGTCATTGGTGCTACCGGCCTATCTGGAGGACTCAAGGCTGCCGCAGTGGGTGCTCGTGGAATGGGCGCTGCGCTTGCGACCGCAATGGGGCCGGTAGGCTGGATTGCTGCCGGACTAACTATTGCTACTGGTGTACTGTACAAGTCCTACAAGGACCATGAGAAGAATCGCAAGCAGGCAATCAAGGACCAGAAGGAACTAAACAACCTAGCAAAGGACTTTGCATCTACTACTGGTAGAGCATGGACCGACTTTACCGACTTGAGCAAGGAGCGCTTTGGTGCCCTTAGGTCGGTTAAGCAGGAAACTGCATTTGAAGAGGCGCGAACCTACTACCGCTCGGATGAAGCAAAGTCTGATGTTGACGCATACAAGAGATTGAGTGCGACCGAAAAGGCTCGTGAGGAAACTCAGTTGTATGCAGATGCTCAAATTCACTTGGGTATGTCTGCGAAGGAAGCGGGAGAGAACGTAAAGGCGTTCATGATTGCCGCTGGCTCCTCCATGGCAGAAGCCAACGTCCGTGCAGCAGAACTACTAAAGAACATCAACAACCTTGGCGATGCTGAGGGCATGAAGGCTCTTATGAATTCTCAGCGCGAGTCTTTGCTTGACACAGGATTCAATGTTGACAAGAAGTTGTGGATGCGACCAGACGTCAAGTTCGACCCAGAAACAACTGAAAACTATGTAAAGGCCGAGGCCGATACTCTTATTGGTACATTCACTCAGGCTGTTTCTCAGGCTGCCAACAAGGAAGAGGTAAGCGCTGCGCTTACTTCCTTCAAGGCAACCGTAATGTCTGGATGGGATTCGCTCTGGACTGAGTTCGTTGCCAACGACAGCAAGGTTCAAAAGGCTCTTGCCAAGAGAGGTATTGAAGACATTGAGGACTTGCGTTCACAGTACTCCAAGTTGGACAACACTGGTAAGTACCGATTCGGTCGAGAGATTGCAGCCGAGACCGGTATTGACGACGGTGAGTTCCGTCGTATCCTAGAATCCGCAAGTGCTGTTGAGACAACCCTTATTAAGTCATACGCCGAGTCTCAGGGACTAAAGGGTGAAATCAAGGATATCAACGACCTAATGAACGACCCAATTCTATTGGCAAAGGGACTGGGCGTCGAAGAGGCTGGAGAAAAGATTGAGAAGATTCGACAGGGCGTCGCCAAGGCTAAGGCCGAGGCCGCTGGTCTTACTGGAAACAAGAGGGAGGAAGCAGAACTTGAGGCAAAGATTAAGGAAGACTCAGCACTCAATGCCATTAACGCAGTAAATGCTGCAAATGGCTATGCTCAATCCACTTCATACAACCGTGCACTCTACTACTTCCAGAACAAGGTAAAGGACACGACCAAGGATGCCGCCGACGAGGCCAAGAAGTTGATGGGTGAATTGAGCGCTATCGACTCCTTCACTTCTGACGGCCTACTCATTGACTTCCGCTACCTTGGCAGTGAGCAGACTGCTGCTGCTGCCAAGTCTGCAATGGAAGGTATTCAGCAGGATATTGTTGACTGGCAGAACGATGCTCTGAGCCAGCGTCAGGAAGCAGACTCCGACCGCATTAGCAAGTACTGGGATGCCCAGCGTGATGCGTTGACTCGTCGTCTTGAGAAGGACGAAAAGGCTCTTGATGCTGCATGGGACGCAAAGCGCGACCGCCTAGAGGAGTACTGGGACAACCGTATCAAGAAGGTTGACGACACCATCAAGGCAGAGCAGAAGGCCGAAGAGAATCGCAAGAAGATGTTCGACGCCGAAATTGCTCGCATCAACCGTCTTGCAGATATCGCAAACAAGAATATTGACTTCAATGTTGCCCTCAACTCGGGTGACCTAGATGAGGCTGCCAAGATTGCCAACAGTGCCGAGGCAGAGGACACCGCGTTCACATTCAACCGTGAGGCTGAGCGCGGTAGTGAGGCATCCGAAAAGAGGATTGAGCGTCTAGAGGCTAAGAAGGACCGTATGGACAAGGCCAAGGATGCTGCTCTGGAGAACTTCGACAAGCGCGAAGAAAGGGCAAAGGAGCACTTCAAGCGCATGAGCCAGATGGAGAAGGATTCTCTAGATACTCGTGCCGAGGCCCACAAGAAGAGCCGTGACGCCTATTGGAAGCGCGAGAAGTCCGCGCTCGACAAGAGCCTAGAGGTCTTCCTCGCCATGACTCCTCGTAACGCCAAGGAACTACAGAAGCACTTGAGCAACCTCGGAATGTCCTACAAGGACTTCGAGAAGAGCCAGTTGCGCCCAATTGGTAAGAACTGGGGAGACTACATCAACGAAGAGTTGCACCGTGGTATCTCCAATGCTGCCCGTAAGGCCGCTTCTGACAAGATGTGGACTGACATGGGTAAGACTGCTGTTGAAGACATTATCAAGACAATTGGATTCACCAGCAAGGGCCAGTTCAACCGCTTCATGAAGACTGGAGAAATTACTCCGGACAAGAAGAAGGGATTCAATCAGGGCGGTAGGTCCAATGTTCCAATTCGACACGAAGGTGGTTTCATTGGCCGCAGCGGAAACGACAGCCGCAAGGGAGTTGCAAAGAACTACCGAGGACTACACCCAAGTGAGTCCATGGCTCTTGTACAGAAGGGTGAGTACGTCGTTAACCGCAAGTCCGCAGAAATGCACGGACCATTGCTTGATGCAATTAATGACAAGAACAACCGTGGCGTCATGGGTGGAGGCTACGGAGGTCCCGGTATGCTTATCGGCGGTATGCTTGCTGGCTCCATGATGCAGGGTATTAAGAAGCACATCGGTACAAAGGTTTCCGAGTACTACGCATCAACTTCATATGGCGCATGGTCTGGACAGAACGGTCCAACAGCCTACAACCTTGGAAGTGTAAAGCCATGGGTTGCTGAGGCGGCTAACTACCTTGGTGGAAAGTTCGGAATTACTTCCATCGGTGGTGTTGGCGACCGTGGTAACAACCCATTCTCTGACCACCCTAATGGACTGGCTCTTGACTTCATGACCAATGACGTATCACGTGGTTGGGCACTTGCCAATGAGGCTCTACGTCTAAAGAAGAACTTGGACGCAACCTACATGATTTGGCAGAAGCAGATTCACTCCTTCGACGGTCGTGGATGGAGACCATACCGCCACCCATCTGGTGCAAGCAACCCAACGCTTGACCACATGGACCACGTCCACATCTCGTTCGCACGAAATGGAAAGGCGGGAGACCTTCCTGCATTCGGAAATGCAGGCGGTTTCGTGCAGGGTGCTGGAGGAAAGGCTCACCCAACGGGTGGACTGGGAGTTAACAGGCAGACCATTCACGGTTCTCCTGCGGCTCTCGACTTCTCCTTGCCAGTAGGAAACAAGATTTACGCTGTTCGTGACGGTGTTGTCTCTACCTCCAAGGACTTGGTTGGTTACGAGCCACGCGCTGCTCACGGTGGAAATGGATACCGCTCTTACGGAAGGTACATCACCATCCAGCACGACGGCGGCGGTAGTTCCCTATATGCTCACCTTTCCCAGAGGTTTGCACAGGCAGGACAGAAGGTAAAGGCAGGTTCCGTAATTGGTCTATCTGGTAACACGGGAATGTCCACCGGACCTCACCTTCACTTCGGTGCAACCCCTGACCCACGTGTATACCTAAGAAAGGGTACGGAGTACGTCAAGTACGACAACACTCCTGCAATGCTACACCGTGGAGAGTCCGTCATGACCAAGAGCATTACTTCCAAGTTGCAGCAGGGTGCTGAGAACTTTGCAAACGGAGGAAATGACACGTATAATGCAAAGGTAGAAATTAACGGATTCGACGGAAGCGTGCGTGAGTTGGCACGACTTGTCGTAGCAGAAATGAAGAAGGAGAACATGAGGAAGCCCCAGAAGAGGACCGTAGGTGGTAGAGGATGAGTTGGAAAGACAATTCATTGATGTGGTGGAAGTTCGGAAACAATCTTTACAAGGTTTCCGACCACAACCGCTCACCACTGTCCGAAGACTATGAGCGAATTGAAAGCAAGACTCGATTGGCCGACGGTACTCTCAGGAGATACACCGTAGCCAAGAAGAGAACGTGGACATGCTCATGGGAAAATCTCCCGTCACATTACCATGCTAGTGGCATCAAGACCGCTGACAATGGTATTTATGGTTCCAGCATGGAGACATTGTACAATGGCTGGGATGCGCCCTTTAGGCTCATCCTGAGGCGCGGTAACGCAAGGAACTTGGAAACCCCGAACCCTGCCGATTCTGCCCTCCCATATCAGGATGCCAATTTCTACATTGCGAATGTCATGTTCACAGACTTCTCTAAGGAAGTTGTAAAGCGAGGTCCGAAGGTGGACCTGTGGAATCTAAGCGTAACATTGGAAGAGGTATAAGGTTTGAAGTCAGTAAACGCCAACTTGAAGACGGCCCTGCGCTCGTCTCATGATATCAAGGCTCTACCCCGACTTACCGTTGAGTGGAATCTCAATCGTTATGTTGGGAGCACAGTAACCAACGTTCCTTCCGAAGACACCGATGGAAATGACATTGACATGTTTCCCATCGAGTCTTTGGTTGCGCCCAATCGTCCATCCAAGGGAATCAACAAGGCGCGCATCAATGCGTCCTTGATTGCTGACGACTATACGTCTCCCGCAGTTCCTCGATTCTACGTTGCTGGGCTAGAAGACAAGTACAAGTACTGGCAGTCTCCTTATACCTCTGACAGTGCAGGCAACATCTCAAGGTGTACCCCGCTGGTGGTGTACGAAAGGGACGTTGTCACAAACAAGATTGTCATTGGTATCGAGAACTCATGGGCTACGCCAACGGCGTGGACCATTCAGGTTAGCACCGACCGTGGAGTGTCGTGGAGGGTTGTTTCCAGCGCTCCCACAATTGGCGCGGATGGTCGGGCGGTATTGTATTGGAACGGCACCTCATGGTCCTCTACACGCCCCAGCACCCTAGACAACCACACCACCATTAGCGGTGTACGTGTGGTAGTCAACAAGTTGGGTGCAGGACGCAACTCCCTCAACCAGACAACTACTTATCGACAGAAGGGCGTCACCAAGGCGACCAACGGAGGATGGACGTATTGCAGCCTCATCGAAATCTCAGCCCGATTGGAGAAGGACTTCTCTGACAGGCTAGAGTCCGTGTCTGACACATTCGATGCAGGAGAAAACAGCCTCGTCACTCCCATGGGAACCATCACCTCTAACGTTGGTAGCCTGACGTTGTGGAACGGCGACAACATCTTGTCCGACGACAACACAGGCTCTATCTATCGAAACTTGATGGAGCCAAATGCAAAGATGAATCTTGAGTACGTGTATTACATTGGTGCACAACAGTATGCAGTCCAGCAGTTCAATATGTTCGTAGAAGACTGGGAGGAAAATGATGACCGCACAGTCAGCGTCAGCCTCAGTGACGGTTCGAAGTTCCTCAAGGAAATTCACCCACAGCCAGCCAAGTACGAAAATGTAACGCTTTCTCAAATTGTTTACCGCGTCTGTGACTCCATTGGATTTACTGACTACAACGTCTACACCGGAAACGCTGCCGGTGACTTCCGCATCCCGGTATTCTGGGTTGACGGAACCAAGACTGTGTGGGAAGTGTTCGATGACTTGGCAATTGCAACCCAGAGTCTCATCTACTTTGATTCTTGGGGCAGACTCAATGTAAAGCCGCGAGACGCGGGGTACAACAAGTCAAGGGCAATTGACTGGACGCTAAGGGCACGCAAGGTCGGAACTGACCTTCCCGATATTGCAGACCTTGAGCAGGGGTCAGAGTACGGTTCCAACCTCATCAAGGTGAAGTACAAGAAGACTTCATGGTCTGATGAGATTAACGGTCATCCAGTAATGACTACTGCTTGGTCTCCCGATTCTACTGTTACCTTGAGGTCTACACCTCTGACTGGGTCATTGACCAAGACGTCACAGTACATCCAGATTTCTCCTACTGAATCTGCACACTGGCCTTATGAAGGACACATTCAGGTTGAGGGAGAATTCATTGAGTACTCTGGAAAGAAGTTCAAGTACCGCGACGGTAGCGCATGGAAGTACGCCATTGTGCACAACAAGAAGGAATACGACGAGTGCAATGAGAAGACGCCTTCCAATGCTCGACACCAGAATTCCTTTGTCGGTCACTTGATGATTAAGGAGCGTGGTGTTTGGAATACTGAGACTGAGGACCACCGCCCAGAGGCAAAGGGCTGGGTCGGAAAGAGGTTCAGCCGTTATAGCAAATCCGCATGGGCATCCAACAAGCACCACTCATACCAGAAGTCAACCTCGACTTTGAAGGTGAGGACGAATGGTGGATTCAATGACACTGCTGAAATGGCATTGGTCGTGCGCGGTACTGATAACGACACTGGCTGGAGGCACTTTGGAACCAAGATGAGGTTCAACAGCGGTGACCACCAGCGCGCCGGTATTGTAATCAACCACCGTGGAAATGGAGAAGGTTACTACATTCAGTTGCGTCCTACGAACACCATTAAGAACAAGGACCGTAACAAGGAAGATGAGGTAACAGTCTTCTCTGTGAAGAACGGAGTAATGAAGCAGTTCAAGACTGGAATTGGAACTCAGGATGTAATTGCTACTGGCATCTGGTATGAATTGGATGTTTACTACAACTGGGACCTACAGCGATTGACAGTTTACCTCGATGGAAACAAGTTGTTCAATGCTGATGTTCCAAGCAACCTGCGACACACTCCGGGCGGTAGGTTTGGAATGTACATTGCAGGTAGTACGAACGTAGACTACGAGTACTTCTATGCAGTGGCTAGAGAGCCGAACGTAAAGTTGGATGAACCTGACTTCTACGACAGGGTTCGTGGCGGCTACGTCGGAGACGCATGGAACACCGAATGGGTCTATGAGAAGAAGTCCAAGAGACGCTGGGTGAAGCGTAAGGGCAAGAAGAAGAAAATCAAGAAGAACGTCAAGTACAAGAAGAACTTGCAGTTCTTTGATGAGTTTGGTCCTTACGTGCACGAGGTCAGGGAGTATGATGTAAAGTTCGACCCCGCGCCGGTAGCCCACTCAAGACTCTTCCTAACCAATGACCAGCATGCAGTATGCCCAGAATACAGGGCAGACGCATTCGGTGCATACTTCATTGTAGCCAACAAGACAAGAACAAATGCTGTTGTCCACGGAGACGATGACCTAACGTTCGCTATTTCTGGAGAGACTGTCTCCCAGCAGATGGTGGTAATTGGTAGAGCACTTGTCATTGCTGACCAAGAAGAAGTAGTTGTGAGGAATGAGGACCAGATTCGTTCCCGTGGAGAGATTGTTGCTGAAATTGATTCTGACTGGATTCAGTCCGAGGAGGCAGCACAGGCGGTAGCCAATTGGATTGGCGAACACTGGTCCAAGGGAACAGACGAATTGACCGTCAGCGTCTTTGGTAACCCTCTGTTTGAAATTGGAGACCTAGTTTCAATTGACTATCCAAACAAGAACATGGCTCCTGCCACACACCAGTATTTCGTAACTCGAATCAATACTGAATTCAATGAGGGTTTGACCACCTCGCTAACGCTCCAAAGGAAGAATTGACCAATAACCCTCTCGGGGATATAATAAGAACATGGCTGTTAGAAGAACGACCCAAACGGGTCCTATTGAAGTTGACCCGATGTTCTATATCCCTGAGGGGGTTATTGACTTCAAGTACGTCGAAAAGGACGAAGACACCGGAGATGACGCTGAGGACAGCGGAGGTGCTACGGTTATTTCGCCAACCCCAACGCCAGACTCTCCGACGGTAGTCAAGCCTCCAAAGAAGGATGCAACAACCAAGAAGCCTTCTGAGAAGGACAAGAAGAAAGACACCAAGCCCAAGCCCGGTGACAAGGACCGCATGGAAAAGGTCATTCCTGATGTTGCTGTACCAAAGGGTTTGAAGGTCGTTGAGCAGCACATTCACACGCACCCGGACGGTAGTCAGACTGTTGATGTTGTCCTAGAAGTCGACAAGGTCGCTGGAGCAGATTACTACGAACTCCGCGTAACGAGACGAGACAACGGAAAGACGACGGTGATTGGCTAATGATGACAAGTGAAGGAATCCGACATGTAAAGCGTTACATGGCCGGATGGGTTCCGTCTATCGCACAATCCATGGCATTTGGTGTTGGACAGACCACGGCCACGACTGACGACACTCAGTTGCAATTTGAGATTGGCCGAGCCGACGTTGAGTTGACGACTTATGACTTTGAGCAGGACAAGTTGGTATTCAAGACCACCTTGCCAGAGAACTTTGAGGGAACAATCTACGAGGTTGCTCTATATTCTGCTGCGAGCAATTCTTTCGCTGGCGAGTACGGCTCAAGGCTATTGTTCTCATTCGACTCTGAAACTGAGGAATGGCTGCAAGGCGCAAATCCTGCCGATTATCTAGATACGAATACCCGAATTGGAGTAGACTCTTTGAGGGTAACTGCGGCTGCAAATGGCTCAGTAACAGTTTCTACAGGAGACACAGTTATTGACCTTGGAGGATATTCGGCAGCAGACCAGTTCTCATTTGCTTTCTACAACGAGAACACCAATCTTTCCTCATTGAGATTCAGGTTCAAGACCGATGCATCAAACTACTATGATGTAACAGTTCCTAGCGCCAGCATTGTGCAGGGATTCAATATCGTAAAGATTAACAAGGGCAATGCTGTAGCAACTGGCTCTCCGAATTGGGCCATGATTACTGGCCTAGACGTGACCGCCAACGCCAAGGCTACAGGTACCTTTTATGTAAACCTTGAGGGTATTCGTATTGAAGATACGGACACAGCCTCACCAGACTATGTGCTCATTTCCAGAGTAGTCCTGCCGGTACCATTTGAAAAGCGAAGTGGCCGGATGCAGGAAGTAGAATTTCCCCTAGGAGTATCAGTAAGTGGCTAAGAAGCAAAGACTAATCATTCCCAACCTTCCACCGAAGGTCCAGTATGCTGTTCAGGTTCGAGCATTTGACGGAGAAGGTCGCTCAAAGTGGTCGGGCAAGACAACTTTTACCACTATTGATGACACAATGGGCGGTACCAGAAAGCCAAAGGCCCCAATCCTAGACAGTTTTACTATTGAGGGAAACAGTTGGGTGGCCAAGTGGCAGGCTGTCGGACGCAATACTGACAACAGCCCTCTGGTAATCAATCGATACGAACTCCAGTTGTCTGCATGGGACGGTAGCGTAGTTGTCGCTCACAGCCCACAGAATGGAGATATTCAGACTCGTACGTTCACTCTGGCAAACATCCACAGCCTCCTAAGCGGTATTCCTCAGACGATGACCCTAAAGGTTCGTGCAGTCAACTCTGCTGGAACTACTTCGGATTGGTCAAATGCCAAGACGGCAACATTGCCAATCCCTGACCCACCAAGGAATCCACAGGCTTCCGGAGTAGTCGATGGTGTTACTGCAACATGGGAGCCACCACTCAACACGGCCAACGTTGCTGGGTACCGCGTGTACTTGGGAATGGATGACGCAAACTTTACTCCCGACAAGAGCCGCAACCTTATTTACGAGGGTACGGCACTTCGCGCTTCCTACACTTCTCTGTCCTACGACAAGGAGCACTACTTCAAGATTAGTACGTACAGCGCCGCCGGTATGGAATCAACTACTGTATCTGCACACGCAAAGCCAGTAAGCCCATATGGTCCTGACGACCAGCCGCCACTACAGCCTACTCTTGGTAACCCAACAATGGATAGGTCTAGGCCAACTGCTCCTAAGGTAAACCTTACATGGACCATTAATGAAACTGCTCCTGAGAATGCCGACTTGGCTGGATTTGTCGTGCGTTGGAAGCGTCAGGTAGATACTGCATGGCTTACTGCATACTTCGACAAGAAGGCGCGCGGTGGAGCAATTCAGGTTCCTTTCGCATATGCAAACTATGAATTTGAGATTGCGGCATATGATTTCGTCGCAAACTACTCTGATTACGAGGGAACAAAGAAGACCCTTACCGCAGCACTGCCACCGCCGCCACAGGTAACAGGGCTAGACTCTCAGGCAAGGTTTGACGGACTTAAGTTGTTCTGGGACGCATCTACTTCCGAAGGTGTGCGCAACGGTGGTGGTTACGAGATTCAGATGCGAGACACCAATTCGTTCACCGACGATGTTGCAGACTACCGCACCGGAGAAACCTCTATTGACTTCATTCTTCCGATGGAGTCAACGAGGCACTTCCGTGTACGCGCGGTAGACACTGAGGGACAAAAGGGTCCATGGTCGGTTGTTCACTCAAAGACGCTGCCCGGATTCCCGCTTCCTCCTGCGTCTGACGGCGTTCCTCCTGCAACAGCGCCTACCGAAGTAAGCGCTAGTGGTGGACTGAATTTTATCAATGTTACTTGGACTCAGGTCAACAATATTGATGCAACTGAATATGAAATCTACATGGCTGAGACAGACACCGTTACTGCTGTACCCACCAGCCTTGCAGGCCGAGTAGCCGGAAACTCCATGGTCATCAACAGGTTGCCAAATGGCGACCCATTGGTCATGGGCAAGACCTATTACTTCAAGGTGCGTGCCGTGGACCTTGACGGTGCTGGTCCATTGTCGGCTTCTGCTTCTGGCAAGTTGACCAAGGTCTTCCCAGACGATTTGAACATCAATCTTCCGGGAGAAAACCTCTACCTCAACTCTTCATTCGACACCGACTCCAACGGAGACGGTCTTGCTGATTACTGGGTTGTGTATTACAGCCCGGTAACCGCAGGAGTTACGGTAACACCATCTCTCGTTACAGGCAGAACGGGCGGTAAGGCCCAGAGGGTTTCTTGGAATGGAACCACTACTGCTAACAGAGGAGTCTACTCCAACCCAGCAGCAGAGTACGCAGAAGCACGTGTACTCAAGCCTCTAACAGAATATGTTCTCTCCTTCTACGCTCGTGCCTCTCAGGGTACAGGCTTCAAGTTGGCGTACAATCAGTACCCAACTGATATTAGGTGGGTTGAGAATCCTGTTCCAAGCGCTACCGAGTGGCAGCGTTACGTTGTTACATTCAAGACTACAACTACCCCTGACCCAGCCAACGCCTTCATTGCCTTGCAGAGCGATGAGCCGGGTGCTGGCTGGCTGGAAATTGATGACGCCCAGTTGGAGGCAGGTAATATTGTCAGCGCCTACAAGCCGGGTACAGTCAGCGTAGCGAAGTTGTCTACCGGACGCATGAGCACGGCACAGTTGATTGTTGCGGACAATGGAATCATCCAGTCTGCCAACTACAACGCGGGAACCCGTACAGGATTTGCACTCAATAAGAACCGTCTCGACCTGTTCGATGGAACGGTTGACGCCAAGACTCTTCGTGCAGACTCTTCATTCGTGAACAACCTGAACATCTCCTCGACGTTGACGGTTGCGGCCAGCGGATTCATCCGTTCATCCAATTACTCTACGTCCGGTACTGGTGCAGGATACAGCATCTCTTCCGTTGGTATCGACATTAGGTCGGGTACGGTTGCGGCAGGTCTGCTCGTAGCCGGTACCATCACGTCTCCCGATATCCGAATTGGTTCGGGCGGTAGGCTGACCATTGACGCCAATGGTTGGATTCAGTCTAACAACTACAGCACAGCATACAACAGTGGTTGGAAGTTGGGATTCCTCAAGAATGAGGGCGGTACCAACATTTATGGTCTAGAAATCAGAGACTCCAACTCTTCCATCAATGCAGGTTCTCTAACCACAGGTCTCATCAAGACCTCAACCCTTTACATCAGTGAAGGTGGAAACATGCAGTCCATCACTTGGGCCACAGGTCAGGGTGCTGGATGGTACTTGTCTGAAAACTCATTCTTCCTACGCAACGGAACTATTCAAGGTTCTACCGTTAGGACGAACCAGTTGTACTCCCTCAACACAGCATTCGTTGGTGAAGACGGTGCTACCACCGGTAAGTACTTGTTCTCGATTAATGCATCTGGATACGCTGAGTTTGTTGGTGCAAAGATTTATGGAAATACTGTCGTTGGAAATTCAGTCTCCAACGTCATTCAGTCTGGTAACTACAGTTCTACTGCTGGTACTGGTTGGAAGATTCAGGGAGACGGAAGTGCTGAACTAGCAAACATCTTGTCTAGGTCCAGCACTGCCAGCGGTACCTACATCAGAATCGGTAACTACGCCAATCCTCACGGTGTCTACGCCCCCGGTGCTCCTACCGGCAACATGGCTGTAGTCGCAATGCACACCAACATGGCTACGTGGGAGCCGGGTATGTTCTGGGCAAACTACATGCCAACCAATCAGCAGGGTTACGTAAGAATGACTTCCCCAAGGTTGCAGAGTTCTGTTGTTGAGCCAGCAACTCTTGAGTTGAGGTTCAGGGTCGCATCTCCAAGGTCTGAGACTACTGCAACCCTGAATGCAGATATCATTCGTATGAGTGCAAACTCTTACTACTATGGTGGTGGAAGCACCAGTGGTGCGATTACGTTCTACATTGACAACACCGTTGCCGACCCTCGCTACCAGTGGGTTTCAGGAGCCAACAGTGTTGAGTTCCGAATGGGCAGTGCGCAGAACGAAATCATTTCTTTGACCAACAGTTCTACGTGGAAGAGACTATCGCTTTCCGGTAACGACATTTATATGCAGGCATTCAACGCAACTTCCGCTCTTATTGTTGGTCGTGCGTCCAGTGCAAGCAACAGAGCGAACATCGCTGCGCCAGCACAGGAAGTAAGTCTTATTTGGGCTGAGTCTGCAATCCATGTCAAGAACACCTCTGGTAGCGCATTCTGTGACCTTGTTGCAAAGAATCTTGCCGCAAGTTCTGACATGAGGGTTAAGACAGATATTCAAGACTACTCATTCTCTGCCATTGAATATGTCAATGCAATTCCTGTTCGTGAATACTACCGTTTGGATGAGAAGGACGGCAAGAAGAAGATTGGTCTCATTGCTCAGGAGGTCGAAGAGGTTCTTCCAAATGCAGTTCAGGACACAGGCGGAGACGCAGGAAAGGTTGTCGACACCTACCACTTGCTATCCGTTGCTTGGGCAGCAATTCAAGAACTCACAGAAGAGGTAAAGGCGCTAAAGGCTCAACTGGACTCATGACTTCATCCATGTTAAAATTAGGACATGGATGAAGTAAATGATTGGTTTGAACCACTTCCAGTAACCGATGAGAGTGTAACACATCTCAGGCCGAATGGGGCGGTATCCGGAGGATACTACTGCATGATGTGTGGTAGTCCTCTGGCAGTGGATGACCCGCTGACCAGCCACGGCCTCGACCTGTGTTCAGAGAACATTGAACTGGTCAACGCCCTCATCACGAAAAACTCACAGCCGCAGGGTCTTGACAACGACCCGGTAGTCGAGTAGAATGTTTTTAGAGAGAAAAGAAAGAAAGGTATATATCCTTCATGGAGAACAAAGAACTTACTAGAGAAGAACTTAAGATTATGGCCCTACGCGAGCGCGTGGCAACTCTGACCACGGACTACGAGGACAAGGTTGCTGACCTTAGGGTTGAGTTGACTCTCGTTGCTCAGGAGCGAGATGCACTTAAGTCTCAACTAGAGGGAGAGCCGGATGTTCCGGCGACGGACGAGGGCTGACCTCCCAACCTCTCCAACAAAGTACCCTTCCGGCGTGTATGTGCACTCCGAGAAGGGTTACTTTTTTATTGCAGGAGAGGACCGGAGGATTAGACTCACCACCAAGCGTGTGCTAGACTCATGGGCACCACAGCGGGTCATCGAGACCACGGAGTCTGCGTTGGCAGGGTACCGTGTATCATCTAAGATGAAGTTTCGTAACGGTAGTTTGATTTATAGCATGGCCGATGGTAAACTCTATTTTATCAGCGACGGAAAGCGCAGGCTTGTGACTTCCCCTGAGGCCGCCGAGAGAATCGGCGCACCGGGCGGTAGACGAGATGCGGTCTGTGTATCCGAAGCAGAAATCCTCCTTCACCCCGAAGGAGAACCACTTGACTAGGAGTATTGACTAAATGGCACAGACCGCATTCGTGGGTGTACAATGGCAACCGCTTGACCTCATTGACGAGGCCAAGATGGATGACCTCGCCAACTCCGTGCAGTGGGTCCATGACAATACCCCGAGAGCGAAGTACCGCCAAGGTCACGCCTCCTCCCGTACACAGGGAGTCAAGATTCTGAGCGGAAAGAAGCAGTTTCCGAAGATGCCAAAGAAGGATAGTCACACCTACTCTATTAACTTTGGAAACTTCTTCTCCTCCGGTTGTCGACCAATGATTACCACTGGAGTCAACTCATCGACTCAGAACAACATCTTCGTTACATTCCGTGGATTTAAGGACGTCATGCCCGACCACAATGGAATGTATCTTGAGATTCAGGTTGGAGAAGCCAACGGAGAAAAGTCCAAGATTAACGAAACTATGCACATTCACTACATCGCTGTAGGATATTAAACTATTTAGGGGAAAGCATCATCTAGCACCATGGCGCGGTACAAGAGGTACAAGGGTAAGTATTACTCACCCAAGCGTAGGAGGGTCTACGCGCAGGGGGATGACATTGACCATCTCACCCTGTTCAACCTCCGTGGCTGGGTGTGCTATGATTGCGGCGAGCCTGTTGACCCCAAGCGCAGGTTCCCTGACCCCATGGCTGCCACTGTGGAGCACATCATTCCCATCTCAAAGGGTGGCACGCACACGTGGGACAACTGTGACATGGCACACGCCAAGTGCAACTGGCTCCGTGGAAACTCTTACGACACTGGGCTGGACACGGCCACCGCCATGTGCTAGCATGATGCCCTGACCACCGTTGGGTGGTAGAAGCACAAAGGAGAAAAATGGTTAAGCCATTTAAGTGGGCAGCCGTTGGAGACCTACAGATTCCATACCATGACAAGCGGGCGGTAGCCCTCTTCCTAAAGGTCATGAAGTCGTGGAAGCCTGATGCTATTGACTTCGTTGGTGACATTGATGACCAACTGGAGTACAGCAGATTCTCGGACGGTCGCGCAGATGAGTTCTTTAGTCAACTCGCAAAGAACGACAAGGCAAACGCCAAGGCTATCTCAGACTATGAGAAGGCTATGACTAAGTGGCGGGCAACAGAGGACAACCCAGAACCTATTCCGGTTCTTGCGGCTCCTGAGAATGTGAACCCTTTGCCCTTCGTCAAGGCCAACGCTCAAGAAGCAGGAAAGTTCTACGCCGATGTGCGCAAGCAGCATCCGGATACCGACCTCAACTCCAGCCTAGGAAACCACGATATTCGTGTGTTTGACTATGTGGACCGGAAGGCTCCAGAGTATCTGGAGGAGGTTACTCCCAACATGCTGTGGGGACTCGATGACTTGGGAATTACGTGGACGTTGTATGACGACCCGCCCAAGGAGAGATTCGCCGGTATTCACGTACACCACGGCAAGACGGTATCTTCGTCAGGACTGTCAGTCAAGGCAGATATCGAGAACTACAACATCTCACTCATCCGTGGACACGACCACAAGGGTGGTGTAGTGTACTCTACGTACCCGTTGGCAAATCGTACCCTCGTCGGTATGAACACCGGGCACATGTGTGACCCCAAGGCGTACGGCCTCAGGTACACCGTCAATCCTACGTGGGAACTAGGTTTCGGAATTGCCGAGATTAGTGACGGTGTTGCACAATTGCAGTTCATCCCGATTGTGGAGACTGACAAGGGGTATCGCTGTATTGTAGACGGTAAAGTCTTTTACGGTTGACCCTAGAACCTCCTGATGCTAGAATTATTGTATTCTGGCTGAGAAGGAGGTAGATTTATGAGTATTTGGACTGGATTGTTCTGGAAGGATACCGCCGAGCGTGCAATCTTCACGGCTGTTCAGGTTCTAATCGCTGTTCTCAGCGTAGATGGACTTGACCTACTAACCGTAGATGTTGCAGGAACTCTTACCGCAATCGGTATTGCCGTTGCGCTTGTTGTTCTCAAGGCTGTCGCTGCTAACCTAGCAGTGGCTTCGACTGTATCCCCAGCATCATTCGCCAAGGATGATAGAGGATTTTGATGATTAATCTCAAGTGCAAGAGGTGTCGGGGCAAGGTGTTTCTTGACCGTACGTTTTCTGACAACAAGAACTTTGAGACGTTCTGCATTAATTGTGGAGACAGGAAGTTTGTTAGTAAGGAATCAAGGTTTGGTGTATGGCTAAGCAACGTAGAAGCAATGCGGCTAAGAAACGCCCCCTGACACTGTTCTTCCTCAATGGGAAACTGCATCGCAAGTTGCGCATCGTTCGCCCAGAGGATAAGATTGAGACGTGGTGCTACCCGGAACATCGCCGGGTA